GTGCGGACGGGAGCGGCGCCGCGGGCGAGCTCGGTGCCCGCGGAGGATCGGCGACAAGCTCAATGCCGAAGGCGCGGATTTTGACGTAGCGGCGGGCTTGGCCTCCGTCGGGCGGGGTGAAGCTCCCGCCTTTGGGATGACACGACACTATGACACGTGAGCCGGGGGCGAAGTTCGCAAGCTGGTCGAGCGATTTGCCGCTGAAAATGACGGGAACGAGATTTTCGTAGCGTTCGCCGGTCATCTTGTTGTATTCCGAACAATCGATCACCACTTCGCAAAACCGATACTCGCGGGGTTGTCCGTCGGCGCCGTTGAAATTGCGGGTCTCGACCGGGTCGATTTCGTAGAGTATTCCCAATAGATCCATCTTGTATTGCTGTTAGTCTTCTGCAAAAATCTTTTTGTCGGTGATCTGTGCGCGGTGGGCTTCGAGAAAGGCGATGAACTCCGAAAGTTCAAGCTCGAGGCGGCGCGCGTCTTCGATCGGATCGAAATTGTACACGTCGGTGTAGCGTTCGAGCGTGGTGTAGCATTCGGGGGCGTGCTCGTCGTTTCGTTTGGCGGGCACGGCGAGCACCACGTCGTAAGTGAATCGAGTGAGCGGCACGCCCATTTTCGCCGCGAGATAGGGATAAACGATGTGCTGCCAGTTGTGCCGAAACTTCCCGACGGTGAATTTCTTTGTCACCTTCAAATCAGAGATGCCCGTCGGGGTGATGTAGTCGGCGAAACCGTAGAGCAGAACGTCGCCTTCGGGGAGAGAGACCACGCCTTCGAGAAACTGCTGCGGTGTGCTCTCGGTCGAACGATAGGGGGCGGCGATGCGGCGACAGAAATCTGCGGGAAAGCGATAGGTGATTCCCGAGGTTTCCTTCATTCGGGCATCGAGGAAAAGGACGGTGCCGGCGGAGGTTTCCACCTCGACACGCTCGACGTTGACGCGTTCAGAGGGGCGGCCGGTCACGATGCTGTCGATAATCTCGTTGAAGCACGTTCCGCGATCGGCGGCGGTGGTGTCTTCGAGCGGCTTGCGATTGATTTTGTCGAGCAATTCATCGAGGCATTTCTGTTCGAACTCCTCGGCCGTGTGCTTCGGGTCTTCGCTAAATCCGTAGTAGTCCTCCCAGAGTTCGTAGGCGTTTCGGTAGCGGCGGAACGCATCGAGGAGCGTGGGATATATTTTGTACTTGATCATAGTGGACTGATTTTGGGGAAACGGGGGCGGCCTTTCGTCGGACGATCAACCGCCCCCTCCCATCAAAAACGCAATGTCTGCTTATGCGGTTGCGTCGGTGTAGGTCTTGCTCTCCTTGTCGTAGTTGAGTTTCAAATCGCGCACTTTCGCTCGGAACAACTCCTTGGCTTTGAAGAACAGCGAGCCGCCGTGCTTCTTGTAGTTGTCGATGCGCCCTACAAAATCGTTGGCCGAAGCGGCGTCGGTGAGCAGTGTTACGTCTTCTTTCAGCGCGGCTAGGGCTTCGGTGTATTCCTTTGCTTTCTCCACGTCGGCCTTGCGACGGGCGAGAAACGCGCCGATGATGTTACGTTCGGCGAAATCGTTTTCGGCAATCACTTCGCCCGCGGCGTTGAGCACGACGGGGAGATCCAGCTTCGAGGGGAGATTGCACGTGTTCTTCCCGTCGTTGCGCGACGTGGGGTCGAACGTTACGGTGCGAACCGGGACGCCGCGCTCACTGCGCATCTCGACAAAGCCCATAAGATCGAGGTCGGTTACGATGTCGTTGTAGTTCTTTTCGCGCAGGGCGGGGATGTAGATCGTGTCTTCGCCTTCCTTTCGGGTGTCTTGGTGGGCGACGAAAACCAAATGCTTGCCCAGACCGGCAAGTGCCGCCGTGAACCATTTGAACTCCCCGTTGATTCGTCCCCATTGTTGAATGCGGGGCTGCTGCGTTCCGCAGACGTGGCGAATGATGAAGTCCATCATTTTCCCGACGGTGTCCACGACGATGGTACGATAGGGGGCGAGTTCGGCGGGCGATTGGAGCAGCGTTTTCACGTCGTTCCAATCGGAGACTTGCACCGTGTCGGTTTGGTGCGCGCTGTTGACGCGTTGCACGCCGCCGTCGAAGTCGAGCAGCAGAGGAGCGGGAGCGGAGAGCGCGAGGGTGGTTTTGCCCGTGCCGGCCTTGCCGTAAAGCAAGAGTTTGCAGGTGGCGGGGGCGGTGATTTCGGAGGGATTTTTGATGAGTGACATAGCGTTTTTATTTTGGATGTGTGATGGTTTTTAGTTCTCGGTGTCGCAGGGCTTCAAACTCTCGCATCACCTCTTCGGGGCTTTTGCGTTCGCGGAGCGCGATGCGGAATAATAGGGCGTTGAAGTCTGCGCGGTGGGCAAGCAGGGCGGAAAATTCGCCGTTTGTCATTTATATGTAGTATATGGGTTGTGGGCAACAGCGATCGGAGTAGTCGTTCACCTGATCGGCGCGAATCTGTCGGTCGTATTCCTCCGAGGCTTCGCGCTCGATCAGCGCTTGTTTGGCGCGTTTGAGCATCCCGGTCAAAAGACAATACAGATTGTGCGCTTCATTTCCGCTCGCAAGGAGCGTCCCTTCTTCGATGGCTTCGTCTTCGTCGTCCGTTTCGCCCAGGAGAAGAAACCGTTCGTCGTCGAGTTCTTCGGGACTTGTGTGCAGAACGTCGAAAATGTCGTCTTCGAGCATCTCGATGATGTTGGCAAGTTCGTCGGAGGTGCCGTCGTTGATTGTCCTCTTTACAAGGAAGCCGTTTTCATATTCGAAATACATAGTGGTGCGGTGTGATTAGAGTTCGTATTCGTGAAGAGCGCCCGGAGCGATGGGCAACAGCTCGACGAGAGCGCGGGCGAACGCGGCGCGTGCTTCTCGGAGTATCTTGCGGAGCATCTCTGTGCCCTCGGAGGACTTCTCAACTCGGAAGTAGAGTTGTGCCGTTCCGTTGGCTTTCCGAATGTGAGAACGGATGAACCAGACGTGCGGGTTGCGGGAGAATTTGAAGATGAATTCCTTTCGCTCCTCGAAACGCGGTGCCGGTTTCACGATCAGAGCGTGGGTGAGGTGTCTCCCCTTGGTGTCGATTAGTGGGTAAATCATACAATGCTTCTGAGTTCTCGGTTTTCCTTCTCGGCGTGTTGGGCAAAAAGCTGCTGCGCCATGGCAGTATCGGTGACAATCTTTCGGCCGATCTGCCGAACGGCGGGGGCGAGAAATGTATTTTTATATTTGTGAGCCGTTACGATGGAGCACCCGAACAAATTTGCGATACCTCGTAGCCCGAAGACCTTCTCCGAGGATTCGGCGGCCTTGCGCTGTTCGTGCTGTTCGAGGGCTTCATTCACGGCGTTCTTGACGATCGCTTGCAGGTCAGCGGCTGAGATGATGATCGCTTGTTCCATTGTTGTGTGTGTTAGGGGGCTTGTTGGTCGAACGACTCGTCGGGGCGGGCGATGGTAAGCCAGCGGTTGACGCCGTCTGTTTGGTAAACGAGGCGCTCGTTTTGGTAGCGAGTCATAAATGTAATCGCGGCGCGTGCGCTTTCCACTGCGCGAATGTCGGGGAGAATGAATCTCACTTTTTCGCCCGTCTTGATGTCGCGTATCATCTGGCGGCTGACCTTTTCCACTCGTCGCAGTTCGGTCGGTTCACGGAGATACGCCGTGATGCGGGCTCTTTCTTCTTTTCCTTTCATACGTTGAAATTATTGTGACCACGGGCGGAGTCGAACCGCCGAGGGGAGGAACCTATTACGCAGATGAGGACATAAACCTCCTTCCCCTTTCCGTGTGAAAATGCAACGCTTTGCACTCTCCGTGGCCGTGTGGCTGTGTCTACTCTCACGAGCGGGCAACAGCCGGGTTACCAAAATCTAATACTATGAAAAACACTTTGTGGCGCGTCGGGGAATCGAACCCCGAGGCGAAGGTGGAACTGGCAGCATACGACATCGCCAACCTTTCGTGCCGTGTCCGCGTGCGTTGTCACAACGTGGCGCGGGAAATCAATTATAATCTAATGAACAGTTGTTGTGGCGAGGCGAGGAGTCGAACCCCGCGGCGAAGGAACGTCCTTGCACTAAATTGATGATGCCCTCTTCCTTGGCTCGCCGTTTCCCCTTGCAGCGTCGTCGCGACGTGGCGCGGGGTCAGAAAAGAAATAAAACAATGGAGGTTGTCTGTGTGCGCACCGCCGAATGGCCTCTCCCAACCCTTCACGATGTGAAGCATCGGCGGCGCGCTATGTCGTTACAGCTTCGAGGGATTCACATACGCCGGGATGTCCTTCCCTCTCGCTATCTGTTTGTCGATGTAGATTCGAAAGGCTTCCTCCACGTTCGCGTCGTCAAAAGCGCCGAGCAGCTCCCCGAGGAAGTCGATTTCTTTGTTCTCTTCCACGCTGTCGACGATGTCCTTAATCTCGAGCGTGGCGTTCAGTTGTATTGTATTCATGTCTTCTAATTGTTTTAGGTGTAATAGTAGAGAGCCGTCTGCACTCATAACTTATTAGCGTTCACAAAATCGGGAAGTTCCTCCCCGTATAGAGGTTTGTGCATCCACCTGTAGCGATCATTTAATTTGAAGTCCTGGGCTATGGCGGCGTATGCTCTTATATCTTGGTAGAACAGACGAATGGCGGCGTCTATGTTCTTTCTGCGAAAACGACTAAA